GATAGAACAAATCTTTTCAGGAAGTTTTATAATAAACTCAAGTCACCCTTTGATGGTATCAGTAATGGATTGTCCAAACTATATCACTTAGACGAGAATATTGATAGCATTAAACAGGAAATCTTTGAAAAAGTTGATCAAGTAGCAGGACAATTTAATACGGTTCAGATGACAAATGTAGCAAAATCCTTAAGAACATTGAAATTCAATAACATCAGAAATAGCTATTATAGTATCGAAACATTAATTAAAGGTTTTATGAATGATTTCATAAATAAGTTAGGTACTTTGTTTGGTGTGGAATTAGAATGTAATATTGAACCAGCAAAATTATTCGCATTTTATCTTCTTTGGAATAACACCGATTGTAATATTGTTAGATACTATATAATAGGTACAATTGCAGTAGAATTAGGAATAATGGATTTATTTGTAAGTATGATTGGAAAAGTCTACCGGGCGATAAAGAAGTTTTTTGTAGTTAAAAAAGTTGTACGTCAGTCAAAAGCTCAAAAAAGTTCAAGTAATACAAAGAAAGCAGCAAGAACCAATGCAATGATTGCAGAAGAATCAGCTGAGAAATCACATCCAGTAGAATCAGGAAAAACAATGCCACAAGATAGTTTCAAAGATATATTAGATTCAATTAATGTTAAAACACATAGTTTGGAGAAAAAGAATAAAAAACAACTTCTTGAACAAAAGACTAAAGTTGATACTGTTATTGAAGATGAGACAGAAAAAGAAGAATGGCTAGAATACATCTGCAGGAAATTATCTGAAGGAGCCCCAGCTTTGATTGGAACTGTTGCAGTTGTAGCTGCGACAGTTTTAGGAGTAAAAGTGGCGATGAACACAGATAAAAATTCAATTGGAAACCAAATAACGCAAGGACTTAGAAATTTATCATTTTATGGCTTAGGATTAGCAGCAATGCCGAAAATTTTTCAATATGTTATGGGAATAATCAATTGGATAGTTGAAAAAGCAAAAGAACTTCTCAATAAGGAATATCTTTCAAAAGATAGATACGTTAAAAAAGTTATTGCTTGGCTTCAACAAACCAATTATTGTAAAGGGATTACAGAACAACAATTTGTAAGAAATACAACATTTACAGCAAAATTCTTAGAAAAATTTATAGAAATGCGCCATTTACTTGAAAAAGAAACACTTCTAATGGGAATGTCAGACTTGAAAGCATTGTGGGGAAAGCGAGTTCAACTGATGAATGAACTTTTTCCAACAGCTACATCGGCAATGCAGATAGCCTTAGGAAATCATGAAATCTTTCACGTTCAGCTTACTTCACAACCTGGTTATGGAAAAACAGATATGGCAAATCAACTTTTGGAGAGCTTGAAAACAACATTTAATCAATTAGAACGCAAAACAGCAAAGTCAATTGGTATGGTTAAAGAGCATTTTAGCTCAGGAATATATCCTCTAAAAGAAACATTGAACCATGCAGATTTATATCACGGACAAAATTTTGCTTCACTTGATGAAGATTATGTTTTTAGCAATCCTGCTCAAGAACAAATTGTAGATAAAATGTTCTTGTTATCTGGTTTTCCATGCATATCACAGCAAGCTAGCTTATCTGACAAAGGTAGACTTTTTGACATCAAAGTAATGTTATCAAATACAAACAATCCATACATGAGACCCCAAAATATGGTTAATCCAGCAGCTTTGCACAGAAGAAGATTCTTGTTTAGGGTAAAACTGAAAGAAGAATATGCTAAAGCAGGAGCTAGTGCAAATGAATTTGTTATTGATGAGGAAAAAATTGCAGAAGCTAATATCAACAGAACAAGAGGAGATCATTTGCTAGTAGATTACTTAGATAGTTTGCAAGATGAGGTTGTTGTAATTAGAGGAAGAAAAGCAGAGAACATGTCAGTTGATCAGGCAAAAGAACTGATTTGTCATCTTTTACAAAAACAATATCAGACAGAAGAGCAGCGATTGCTTAATAGGGACGGAACACAGTGTTATGCAAGAATTGCATATGAAAAATTAATGCAAGATTTGAAACATTGGAAAATTGAATTAGGGCCAGATGAGATGTTGAGCACAGCAGCTGTTTTTACAAATGTAAGCAAGAAAATTGAAAAATTGGATATGAAGTTTGATAATGTTTTAGATGTAACTAAAGAAAGAGAAGATGACTATATAAGAAAGACTAAGAAGAGATTGATTAATGATTTGGAAGTTATTAGAAATATCTCACCTTTTATAGATCAGGAGAATGATTCGATTTCATTATTGGGAACAGAACATGTTGCATATTTTGGAGAAGCTATAGATGAAACAACTTACACTTTAGGAACTAAGTTAATAAATGATAAAACTTATTATTATTTACAACCAGGCACAATGAAAGCTAGAAAAGGACCCATAAATTTCGACAAATTATCAATTAAGGAAATATCAGAAACAAAATATAGAAATAAGATGATTGTTTATCCAGTTGGAGATAGTGATGACGTATATTCGGTTTTGTATTGGTTGATAGAATTTTCAGCTTGTCGAAATCAAATTCATTTTGAGAGAGAAATTAAGATCAGAAAAATGGAGATTGCGAGTAAAAATAGATTA